CTGGATTTTGACACAACTTGTTAGCTGTGTAGCACACCTTGTTAGGTGTGTGATGTGTGTGTTTACTTGTTGATAATTTATGAAGTTACCAAGAAGGGGCGGATGAGTTTAAAGTCTTTCCAGGACTAGTAAGTTTTACTTCTTTCTAGGAACACCTCACCGGTGTGGTGGGGGAACAGTTTTATAGGATAGATCCTAATCGTGTTGGATTCTTGTCGGAATTTATACACTGGACGAGAGTGTTGTGAGTGGTGGGCTCTTAGTACAGGAGCTTCTGACCACGCCTTCTACCATACATAGCAGAAAGACCAGCGGTGCCTGCGAAGGCTGCTGAAATGATTCTGGAAGTGGCACTTTGGGACGCGTCAAGGATTCTCCGGGTCCATGATGGATCCAGTTCATCCAGGAACTTGAGTACGTCTCCTGTGTAGTCGTGGTCGTTGATAGCTCTGGGTATCTGTGCTGTGAAACCTTTGTCAAATCTGGGTCTCCATTCTACGTTCTTAAAGAACTCAAATGCGAGCTGAGATTCTAAGGCTCCTCTCCACGCAAATCCGAAAACCGTAGGTTCTCGAGAATTAGCGTAATCACCGATCTGGGTGGGGAAGAGGGGAGCTAGAAATTCATCGGTCGATGTGTACAGTGCATGATCACTCTCACCAACAAAAGTGGCGGGGTTCTCTGCACTGGGCCTCCACACTACTTCTAGTGTGTCGACTCCAAGTCTCTGGGCTGCAGGAGAGAGGTTGAACAGTTGGTCGATAGAGATCGGCTGGGATTCCAGGGAGGCTCCGGAGGTGTGTCCCAAAATGGTTGATAATGGTACATTCTCTACGAAGGCCATCTGACCTGAAGAGCGATCCATACGTCCTGTGTAGGACATACGGATGCATGCTGAAACTGTCCTCATGTCTTGCATGAGACCTGCTTGATTAGCAGTCGAGGCGATGAGTTGTGCTGCGGGATCAGGAAGGAAGCTTCCCGTTCCACCATTGACCAACCCTGGCGATGAAAACGCTGGGCTGACTAAGGTGTTTGTGGGAGCATCTGTCGAAGCTTCCGCCGTGTAAACCATGATGTTGTAAGCACGGGTTAGGCTTGAGTTGTCTTTCTGATCTGGACTCGGTTTGGGGTCTCCGTTAGAGGAGACCACGGGTACCCACAGGACGTATCCTGCGGAAACTCCGTCTGGTAAAGCACCAATCCGAGATGTTGACTTGACTTTGGCAAGGTATCCTTTGGCTGAACCGAAGAATCCTGGTTTCAGGATTGCGGTACATGGGTTGGACACCATATTAGCATAGGCACCTAGAGCACCCCTGCCCTTTTGAGCCCGTGAGCGTGGTCGGCGTTTCCGCCGTCCACGCTTAGGTTTTCGCTTCTTCATTGAGACACTCATGCAAATTACTTGACGTACTTTGCCCCTCCCGTGCTTCGATCACTCGAGTGTAACAATTTCTGAATTCCTTCCTTCTTGGATGATTTCTCATCTCCTGTTCGAACTGCATGATGAGAGCTGGGGTGATAACCTTTTGCTCGATCAACCTGTACAGTGTCTTGGTGCCGTCTACTGGGTAAGCCACTCCGTCTTCAAACTGCATGGAGCAGAACTCAAAAGAGTCCTTGCGCTCAACATACATTTTCAACGGGTGACCAAGTTCTTTGTACTTGACTTCAGCTGTGGGGGAGTAACTCTCTACGGAGTCGTCTCCCATCGCAACAGCCCAATCAGCACCTGCAAGAAGAGCCACGAGGACTCTAATTCTTGAGTTGGTAGAACTGGTATTGTAGGTTCCGGACAGTTGAACACCTCCACCTGGAAGGATGAACATGTCGCCGTCTGGAAAGGCATAGACACTACGTGAAACGCAGTGGAACCTCGCTCTCATGATGGTGGCTGCCAGAGGAGACAGGTTCCCTAGCTCGATACGCATTTCTGCTTCGAGTTTGAGTTCCCATTCCTTCATGGACCAATCCCATCCTGTAACGTCTGCTTCAGCAAAACGTTTACGTTGGGCTAGATCCATAACTCTTTGATAGAGCTGCGATAGTTCGTCATCTTTGGAAAGAGACAAACCTGGCGCTGATGGACAGGTGTTCCAATTGAGGATCTCGGTTTTGTTCTGCTTGGAGCATAGGATACGCTCAACAAGTTGGTCTACGATGGACACTGCAAAAATGAGTCTCCAACGTTTGGACCTGAATTTCCTCCGAGAATGAGGTTCTCGTTTGATGAAGGAGCGGACAGGGTCAACTGCCCCTATCTGGACGAGCTCTGTGGCGCTCATCTTACAGATGTTGGGGGTAGTGGCCAAGACTTTAAGTCTTTCCACTACTGCTTCCGTTATCAAATCGATGTTGTCTGGTAGGATGTCTGCATTGTTGTTACCGAGAGTAGAGTAGGGAATTCCTGGTTTTGAGGTCTTAGGAATTTCTCTCTCTATGAACCATGCCACCCTACGGCGTATGGTTTTCTCGCAAATGACCGATCCTCTCAGTCCTTGCGGACAGGAGGATTTGGGGTACATTTGGATGACGCGGCGGCGGACTTCTTCCTGTTCCTCCTGCGTCGGCTCTTTGCCTTCCTCGCGCCTTTCGGCTTGTCCTCTGAAGGACTCGTGGATGGCTTTGGTGTCTCGAGGGGGGTTAGCCCAATTTTCGAGACCAGAGACTCGTAACTGCTCGTCAGTCGTTGTTGTTTTAGCCGGGATTTCCCTCCCTTGGCTGAAGGTGACACTTGTGGTGCCCACTTGACGGACTTTGCAGACGCATTCGGTTGCGTTTTCTTCGCAACCGCACTTTTCAAACCACTTGAACCCTGAGAGTCTGTGGACTGCTTCAAGGGTCGGGTACTTTTGGGAGTCAAGACTAACTCGGTCGGGAGCTGCTTGGGGGCTCTTGACCGGTTTTCCGGATACTTTTCCTCTGCTTTGGACGACTCGAATGAGATGTTGTCATAATCCATGTCTTCATCTGCGTCAGCCCAATCAGGACCCTCTGGTAGATAGAGCTGCGACGAGGCTAGGGAGAGTTCAGCTCCGTATACCCTATTAAGGTAATCTTCAGCTGTTTCTTTCTCCTCAAATTCCTTACCGTTGGTACGGAAGGAACGCCACGCGGCCTTTCCCTTGAGATGGTACATGAAGTGGCTTTCGTCGTCGAAATCTTCCTCGTAATAAGGATCGAAATCGTCGTCGTATTCTTCATCGGACCATTCAGGTTCACGCTCTGGCCACATCACTTCGTCTGGTGGAGCAGACTCAGTTTTGGGGGTGTCTGAAAAGTTCAGTAGTCTTGTAATAGCAGTTGCAACATTGACATTGTCTCCAGCGTATCCTGAGTGGATAGCGTAGACTCTGCCGTTCGCCATGAGGGGCATTCCACTCGAACCTGCCCTGGTTGAGGCATTATGAGTGAATTTGAACAGACCATGTCGTGAGACTATCTGTCCAATGCTTTTCTTCCATCCACTAAATCCTGTCGGGGAGTGTGTGGTGACTACGGCTCCAATGGTGGGCATGCGTGATGCTAGTTTCAAGGACTTGATACCAGCTGTGGTCCAAGCGTCACTGTCAATGGACAATCCACAAAGATCTAGGTCATTTGATGGAGAGTACATTACAATTTTCGGCTTGGATAGCTCGGTAATCGGAACGTCTACTTGATTTTCGCCTCTTATGAAGAGGGGCTTGCCAGCTTGCATAAGCTGGACTATCACGTGTGCGGCAGTCAGACCCACAGTTTCGTTGGTGCGCAGCTTAATCCTCGAAATGACACCGTAAAGGGTGCCTTTGAGAATGGCTGTTCCTGGGGAACTGTGAATGATTGCGACTCCTTTGGGCCATTTGGCGGAGAACTCGGTACTTCCTGGAATGGACGCTTCCTTGGTGGGAACATCCACTGTTAGGGGAGGCGGAGGAAACTTCAACATATGACGGAGTGATTTTGTCACATAGTCATCGTCGAGCTTGAGTTGGTAAACTGTGTCATCCACCTTTACGGTGGTGTACAATCCCATGCCTCTACCCTCTACAGCCGAATAGACTTCACCGTGGGTGAGAGTCTTGAATTCAACTGGAGTGCAAATATCGAGATAAAGTTTGGACTCCACTTTGCGCCTGGTGCAAAAGCAAAAGGTCATAGCGGAGAAAACTGCATACAAAAGGAATGAGCCTCCCGCAACTGAACAAATTAAGGCGATCCACAATCTCACCAGAGATTGTTTCACGACCATATTAATATGAGACATTTCGTTCAGTTTTGGATGGTTCATCCGTTCTACGACTCTTGGTGTCGGCACTTTGGTACTGACGAACATTTCGTCATGTAGTGCCTGTTGTCTGTTGAGGACATCTTCTTCATGAGTTTCTTCACTGATGGGGTATCGAGCTTGGATTGATTTGTAGAAGGCCTTAAAATATGCGTCAGAGTCCAAAAGGACATCCTCGTAATCGAAGGTAGCTTCATCAACCGTAGGCTGGTTCACTGTCAGTGTTGGCCCGAGCGGAACATGAGCTGAGCTCAATGTGTCGAACGCTTGGGTATCAATAAGAATTGGGGACATTGTGAGTCGGGAACCATTCCAATGGAATGGGTCGGAGTTGTGAAACTCCTCAGTGAGTTGGTTAGACCCAACCGGCCCGCTATTAAGCAGGACTACAACAAGTAGCACAACCAGTTTGTTAAACATAGTTGAGAGTGACATCTGAATATCGAAGACTTGTC